GACGTAGTGGCGGGCAAGCTGGTGCCGTTCTGCCTGTTCCCGGACCCGGATGCGCTCGAACAGGACGTACTCGACAACGGCAAGAAGACGCGCATCGCGCTGTGCCGGGACTGGGTATTCACGCACTTCACAAAAACCGCGCTGATCATTGAGAACGAAGGCGACGAGAGCAAGGCGAAGAAGGGCGGCATGCAGATCGCCAGAAAGACGCGGGCCAAGGTCGCAAAGGTCGGCATCGACCCGCACTACAGCTACGCAAACATGCTGTGCGACGTGGCCTGGGCGAGAAATCACGGTACCGGGCTGGTTTTCTTCCCCGATACCAAACCGAAGGAGCAAGACGTGGCGGCGATTGTGCAGGCGGTACCCGGCATGCCGGCCAGCGTGGCGGCAAAGATGATCGACGTACCGGCGGAAGGCGATGTGTGCGGGCGCTGCACCGGTTACGACAAGGATACGCGGCTGTGCATGGAGCGCGGATTCAGAGTGAAAGAGGCGTCGCCAGGGTGCGACATTTTTGTGAAACGAACGAACTGAGGAAAGAAATGGGACGGGCAATCGAGTTTGATGAAAAGCGCATTGATGCGATCGGGCCGAATGGCAATGAAGGGCTACATTACGCCGAAATGATGGCAACGCCGCCAATGCCGCCAATGGCAAGCGGATTTGATGCCATCTATGGAGTGATTCCGGATGATCGGGACGGCCCAATGCCAGGACAGGAATGTCCGGACGTCGGCATCGGCACCATACCAGTTACCGCGCCCGGCCTACTCAATCGCGCTGCCGACATCATGCAGGAGCGCGCCAAGCAATACGACAGGCCGGAGGGTGAGCGCAGCATGGGTGCGGCGGTCAAAGCCTTCAATGCCATCACCGGGCGCGACCTGAAGGAAAGCGAAGGCTGGCTGCTGCTGCAGGTTTTGAAAGACGTGCGGCAATGGCAGCGGCCTGACTTCCATGCCGATAGCGCAGAGGATTGCATTGCCTACTCGGCGCTGAAGGCCGAAGCGCTGGCCAAGGGGCTTTGATGATTGACATTCGCGAGGCCCGCAATGTCTATGCCAAATACATCGGCGAACACGCCGAAGAAAGTAAATCACTCGACGCGGCATTGATGCACGTTATCGAGTGGACTTACAACCGTTCCTACGCTCAAGGCTTTGCCGATGGCGTGGCACACAAAGACGAAGAGGGATTTATGGGCGACGCAAACAGACGCGGTAGTTTCGAGCAACGCAAGGCGGAAGCCATCGAAAAGGCCATGCGCAAGCGGGCTGAAGATGCGCATAAGGCCAGGACAACCAACGCACGCCGGCAGTACGGCACATTGATGGCAATGGCGGCGATCGCCTACGGCGTCACATTGCCGCCAAGGCTGCGCGGAACGGTTCAGCATAGGGGCCGCTGACGTCGACCGAACTCAGGCGCGAGGCGACAAACAGATATTGCCTCACGCCTGGGTCGGCGCGGAAACGATCACGAAGCCAGCGAGTGTAGTCGTCGACTTCCGCGCTGGGTGCCGCCCAGCCGGCGCCGGGTGTGGTGTCGATTATGGACAGATTGCGAATCACGGCCATTTCTCGATCCGGCACTTCAGGTATTCCGCTACCACTTTCGGCACCGCCGTCTTGCCGGTGGCGTAGCGGTTAGCCGTGTTGTAGTGGATCTCGGCTTCTTCGGCGAAGGCGCGTTGCGTCAGGCCAAGTGTGGACAGGGCTTTCTTGAATTCGGCGGCGGTCATGCCTGGACTCGCATCGATACCGCATCGACCAGGCGCTTGCCGCACTGGTGACGACGCCGATTGATCAGAACGCGCACCGCCACCGCGAACGGCACGCGATGATCGCGCATGAACTCGGCTGCATTGCGGATACTGGACTCGGCCAATTTTTCAGCCAGGTTGACAATGGTGCGCATGGCTTGGTTTCTGCGTTTTTCGTTCATGACTGGACTCCATTAGATACCGGCATGGACCGGCTGATTTTGGAAAGAGTTTCGCTGAGGGCGCGGCCAAGGTCGCAGCCGCCGCTGTTCATCCATCTCCACGACGATCCCCTACGGTATTCGTCGATCGTGATCGGTTCGCAGCCGCCGAACTTGTTGACAACGATGCGGATGGCGTCTTCGATCAGTGCATCGGAATAATCGCGGCTGGCGCTGACATACTTGGCATCGCCGAAAACTTCGTTCCAAGTCGTCATGTTGTAGTCGTAGCAGTCCGTCATGCCGTCGAACTTGCCGGCGCTGTACTTGTTGATGATGGCTTCGACCTGTTTCGTATTTGGGCCGTCAGTCCATTTGACGTGCATTGAGTCGCCGCCGGAAAAGCGCGAGGTCTTGACGCTGAACTTGACGCCAGGGAAGGCGGCTTTGAGTTCAGCCTTGGCGTTCTTCGACGCGGCATTCAATCCGTCGATCTTGTTCTCCCAATCGACCATGACCAAGTTTGGGTATTTGGCTTTCATGACGATGCGGGCGACTTCTCGTGCGACCGGGCTATCTGCGATGGCATCCATGGTTATGCTCCTTTGGCGGCTGGGATGAAAAAGCGCGGATTGCCGGAGTTCGGCGAGGGAATGATGGCGCCCTTGAAAGCGCGCTTCATCATTTCAACAGGGATGGTGCTTTTCATGATTCGCTCCAGTTCAAAATACAATTTCATCAAACGGGCAGGGCAAGTAGCAGGCAAGTCCGCTTTTGACCAACCGACGCAGGGTTTCTGAATTGCGCCAGACTTCAATGTCCATTTCTTCGATGTCTTCTTCGGGGTGAGGCATCAACGGGCCGAGATAAAACGGATTCGGCTCCCAGCTATCCCAGTCGGTGATTATCCATGCAGCGTCCGGGCGATCAGCGCCGACGTTGGCCGCGTATTCGCGGCAGGCTTCTGAGATGGTGGCGATCATGATTCACTCCTATTGAGATAACCGTCAGCCAGCGCGGCGGCAATTCGTTTGTTGAGCATTTCGATTGCAGCTTTTTCGTTTTTGCAGACTACGGAAGTCTCCGTCAGCGATCCGCCCCTCGCTCCTGAGCGTTCCTCGAAAAACCATCCGTTTTTGGCCGGGCGGATTTCCAACTTGACGATCTTCTCGTGGGCGGAATATGCAAATCCGCCATCAGTCATTTTGGTAAGTGTCGCTTTCATTTCGTTCTCCGTGCTCTGTTTCGACGCCCTCAGAATATCACCATTTCAGTGATACGGTATCGAATAGAGACCATCGAAGCAAAATAAATCCGCCTGTATCGCCTGCGCAACGTGCGGGAGTCGTGACGCCATCATGCCTCGCATGACCTACCGCAACCCGAAACTGCTGGCCTTGGCGCGAGAAGCGCCGCGCTGTTTTGCGTGCGGGCGCGACAACGACGGCACGGTCGTTGCCGCGCATGCCAATCAGCAAAGCATGGGAAAAGGCACTGGCATCAAGGCGGCCGACTTGCCGGCCTTCGTCTGCCATCGCTGCCATGACGCCATCGACGGCCGTACCGGCGAGCACAAGACGCGATCCGCGCGCAATGCGGCCTGGAACGAGGCTGCCATCCATTCTCTGCGCTGGGCGCTGGAAACACATCCCGAGGTATTTGCATGAGCGACGACGTTCGCCTGGTGGCATTCGATTCACGCGCGCCAGCCGACGAACGGCAGGATGCGCTGTCCCAACTGACTAAGGCGCATGTTCCGGCGACCATAGAGCATGGCTTGAGCCAGGCGGCCGGCGCCTTCGTGCAGGATCTGCGCGAACAGTTCGCCTTCAGTCAGATGATGAACAAGGCCATGGTCATTGATCTGCCTGCCGACGCCAAAAAGCGCAATGCCGGCGGCATGCAGTCGGTCTACCTGGACAAGTGGCAGATATTCACGGCCGGCGAGTATTTTGAGAAGCCAGCGCCGGCTGGCTTCGACACGCTGCGCAGCATGGTCGACCAGACGCCTATCCTGAACGCCATCGTGCTGACCCGTTTGCGCCAGGTTGCGCGCTATTGTGTGCCGCAAGAGAAAGACGACGGCAACCCGGGCTTCACGATTACGCATCTGGACCCCGAGCACACGCTGACCAAATCGGAAGAAGAAAGCATCAACCTGTTGCGCCGCTTCATCGGTAATTGCGGCTGGGAGTTCAACCCAAGGGCGCGCAAGCGGCTGAAGCGCGACAACTTCAGCCAGTTCATGGGCAAGCTGACGCGCGACAGCCTGACCATGGACTCGGCGCCGATCGAGACCGAATTCAAGAAAGACCGCGCGCAAGGCATTGCTGGCATCTATGCGGTCGACGGCGCCACCATCCGGCTGTGCAGTGAAGAAGGCTATCAGGGTGACGACGAGATTTTCGCGGTGCAGACGCTGAATTCGCGCATTGTCACCGCCTACACGCATGATCATCTGATCTACGAGCCGCGCAATCCGCGCTCCGATGTGCGCCTGGCAGGTTACGGCCTGGGCGAACCTGAACTGCTGATTCGTGTTGTCACCGGCTTCCTCAACGCGATGACGCACAACATACGCGGCTTCGATGAGAACAGCATCCCGCGCGGCCTGCTGCACCTGAGCGGCGACTACTCCACAGACGACCTGGCCGCTTTCCGCCGCTACTGGAACGCAATGGTCAAGGGCGTCAACAATTCGTGGTCATTGCCGGTGCTGGTTTCCAAGGATCAGGAAAGCAAGGCCAGCTTCGAGAACTTCGGCATCGAATTCAGCGAGATGTATTTCGCCAAGTGGATGACGTTCCTGACGAGCTTGGCCTGCGCCATCTACGGCATGTCCCCGCAAGAAATCAACTTCGACAGCTTCACCGGCGGCAACACGTCGGCGCTGTCGGGTTCGGATACCGCCGAGAAGATCGCGCATTCGGAAGACAAGGGGCTGCGGCCGCTGCTGGCCTACTTTGAGGGCATTCTGTCCGACTTCGTGATTGCCGACTTCAGCGACAAGTTCGGTTTCCGTTGGACCGGCCTCGACCCGGAAGATCCAGAGAAGCTGCACGAGAAGAAAAAGCTGGTGCTGACGGTCAACGAGATGCGCGCCGAGATGGGCCACAAGAAGGCCGATGGAGACTGGGGCGATGCGCCGTTGAACCCGTCATTGGTCGGCGTCTGGCAGCAAGCGCAGCAGGCCGGGCAAGAGGATTACGGCCAGATGCCGGGGCAAGAAGGACAGCCGGGACAAGGCCAGCCGCCGATGCAGCCTGGCCAGCAGCAAGATGAACAGGAAAATACCCCCCCCGCCGCGATGTCTACCCCCGCCGGACAAGATGCCGGCGGGGCCGAACGCGAAGGCGACTTTGGGCAATCCGAAGACGGTGGCGATCGCCAGGGAGACTTCGGCAAGGCTTTGAAAATTTGGACGATCGAATAAGGCAATCGCATGGGAAATGAAATCGAATGGACTGGGCCAGAACGACGGTCGTCGTGTATCCAGTGTGCTGAGTCGCGACGCATGGACGCCAAGATGCGCGAATGCAGAGATGAAATAGACATCGACCTTGCAGCCACGAACAACATGGTCAGCGTCCTGAGTGAAGAGGTAAACGGGTTGCGTGGTGATGTTCATGGATTGCGGGGCGATGTTCACAACATGGCAAGCAGCGTCAAGTCAATGGAAACCAGCTTGTCAACCATAGCGGAAACCATGACCAAGCTCTCGAACCTGCCCGAAGCGTGGCAAAACATCACCGGCTTTCTCAAGGTGATGCGCTGGATGCGTGAAAATTTTATTACCGTTGCCATCGTGTTTGCTGTCATTGCTTATGTGACCTATCTGGTCGGCAAGGCTTCAGGCGTGGTAATCGTTTGACATGGCACAAGTCGGCGACGAAATCTATTTCCATGCCGGCGGCAAGCCGACCAGCGGCAAGGTCGTCTGCCACGGCAAACACGGCGCCACCGTCAAGGATGCCGCCGGCCAGCACCACAAGGTCAAGTGGGAAGGCGTATTGGGCCACAAGACGCGCATCACGCCGGCCATGAACGTCATTGATCAAGGCGTCGACGGCGCGATTGTCGAAGACGAGAACGGCCGCCGTGGTTATGTCCACGGCTACAGCCAGGATGAACCGGCCGCGCCGGAACCAAAACAGGACAAGGGGTTTGAGATGCTAGGCAAGGCGTTGGTATTGTTTTCAAAGGCGGGACCGATCAAGGGTAAGGCCGGCTTGCATCTGGAAGACCGCACCGACAAGACCGGTCGGCATGCGAAGCACTGGGTCAAGGGGCAGGAAGCTGCGCCGGAGCCGCGTGAAAAAGCGCAACCGGAAGAGCCGCATGGCAGCAAGCAAGGTTATGGTACGCACAACCTGGAAGCCGGCGACCGGGTGAATTTCGAGATTGATGGTCAGCCGCTTGATGGCGAGATTACCGGCGCCGGCAAGGATGGCGCTACGGTCAAGACTGAACAGGGTGAGCACAAGGTTTTCTGGC